AAGAAAACAAAACAATACTTTAATTATAAGGCCAACGGAAAAAAAAGGTAGATATGTTTTGATTACTTATGACGGCAACCACACCTATACAATACAAGGTTGGTTTCCATACTTTACAAAGCTAGACGATAAATACCTTACAGATTTTGGCCTTGATAGGCCTAAATGCTGGAGTATTCCAATAAAAGATTTATACAACATTAACGATTTATGACGGACAAAATTAATTTTAAAATTTTTAAGCCATTCGGTTCTACACTAGCAAAAGCAACATTACCTTTAGAATTAATTAAAGATTTCAAAGAAGATTTAAAAAAAATAAGACAAGACAAACAAAAAAGAAAAGACCATGATTGGTCAAAAAGACTTGTTGGCCATGTTGCCGAAGAATATTTAATTTCGCCGGAAATAATGTTAAAATGGAAAAGAAAATTCTTTGACCCTATTATGGTTTCTTATACTAATGCACATTTTAGAGAAGAAACTGTAAAATCAATATTAATTAATTCAGCTTGGTATGTCATATCTAAACCCAACGATTACAACCCAATTCATAGACATACGGAATACACAAAAAACAAAAATTATCATTTATCAAGCGTAGGTTACTTACAAATTCCGCAATCAATGATACCTACGGACAATGCAAAAGAGCATAATGATTTTTCCGGTAATACAGAATTTGTAGAGGGTTCTGAGGGTATGTTCACAGATTCTAATTACAGGGTTATGCCAAAAGATATGGAGCGTACTTGGATTCTTTTTCCAAATAATCTTTCACATCAAGTTTATCCTTTCAATTCTACAAACAAAGACGAAGAAAGAATTTCTTTTAGTTTCAATGCTACTATTAATTTTGAAGAAAATATAAACTAATCATTGTTAGTTCTATTATTATAATTGCTTCTAACATAACTACCCTTACCCTTTTTCGGTTTTATTATTCGTAATTTGTAATATGCTTTTATCAAAGTCTTCGCAATAGGATTTCTTTTTAAATTTGTTTTCATAATGTTTATAAATAATACCTTTAGAAGATAAAATATTTTTTAAGGTTAATCTTGCTACTTCTTTAATATCAATAGTTTGTTCAAGTTTCATTTTTTAACCTTTCTTCTATAATAGGAATTATATCTTTATTTATTTCAGAACCAACCCATCTTCTTTCATTTAACTTACAAGCTATCGCCGTTGTGCCGCTACCTAAAAAAGGATCATAAACAACTTCGCCAAGTTCAGTAAAACAATTTATATGCCTAGAACATATTTCAACCGGCATAGAATTTTTAAATCCGCTTGGTTTGATACAAAATATATCTTCTAAAATTCTTTTTGTTGGCGGTACTTTTCTTTTGTTTTGTGTAAAGGTAATTAAATGTTGATAAGGTAATTTGTATAAATCTATATTAAAAGACTTTACCCAAATTTTATAACTATGGACTTCCCACCCTATACTTTGAAAAGCATCTATTACTTCTTTATGCTTGGTAATTACACCACCGTTGCCTCTTCTATCGGTTATGCAAATAGTAACAAAACCATTGATAGGATTAAAATTTTCAATATATCCTTTAATCCAAGTATAATAACTTTCTTTTAATGAAAGCCCTATTTCGCTAAAGTCAGGCGGCGAAGTAATAATATAATTATATTTAAACTTTTTATTTGTTAGGCGTTCAATACAATTTTCATGGTAGAATTTATTTGTCATTTTTTATATAATCTTTAGCTTCTTTTTCGGTTGCAAAAAACTTTTTTGTAAATACTTCCATATTTAAATGATTTAATAATTTACTTAATTTAATTTTTTTAATTCTTTTTGTTCCATGCAAAACCCTATAAACATATAAATCTTTTTTAATTGTCATATCTTTTTAAAAACTAATACATTCTGATGTATTTTTACTACCTTTCTATTTTTCATTGAAGTATTAGCCCTAACACTAGCCGAACCAATAGCATTTAATAAAATGATTTCATTGTAGAATTTCATTCCACATTTTTTAAAAGCGTTTATTGTGTCCGGAACAAAGCCGTAGAAATGGCCTTTCTTATCCCTAAATTCGCCCACAACAAAACAAGCCAATTCTCCTTGTTTTAATATCTTGCATGACTTTGCAATGATTGATTCGTATATTTTTAAAAATTGTGGGTATTCCATGTTGGAAATATCGTCTTGCATATCGCTATAAATTTCAAGATTACCATAAGGCGGACAACTAAAAACAAAATCAAATTCTTGTAATTGGTTACTTTGTACGCCGTCATTTAAATTATCTAAAATTTTATTTGAATCGCCTACAATCCATTTGGGCTTCTTTTCTTTTTCTTTAAAAATTTTGTTAGCTTGTTCAATATTACTTTCAACTTGTTCAGGGCGTAATTCAATGCCGGTATAATCATGGCCTAAAGTAGCCGCAACGATACCCCTTACCGAACCCCCTGCGAATGGGTCTAATATCCTTGCATTTTCTTTACCGCTAAACCACAAATAAACCAATTCACAAACAACAGGGTCAAATATACTATGTTCGCCAACATCTAGTATTCTTTGGGTAGATTCGGCCGGTTTCTTTCCGCTTCGTTCGGCTTGTCTATGCCTACCGGCAAAATGAGCTCCATCAACCTTTCGCCCTAGTTCGCTTTCAATTCCTAACGCTTTCCATTTATTTCTTCTTCTTTGCCATGTACCTTGCTTGGTATCAAATACCGAAAATGGCGGTTCTATGTATTTATCCCTTAATTCAAATTTTTTTGTTACTTCATTACCAAATAAATCAACTTGAATATTTTCTTCGGTTTGTTTAAAATCTTCCGCCATGTTTCACCCTTTCTTGATAGGCCTTATCTTCTTCTTGTTGCTTCTTAATTTGTTCAATTTCTTCTTTCTTAATCCATTCCTTTAAATCTTTTAAAGGAACATAATCTTTAGCTTTTAAAATATATTCCCAATATTTAACGCCTTGAACTTTGGCATTTTTATTACAAATATTTTTTAATTCTTCCCAAAGATTATCCCTTGCGTTTGGCATTTGTTATTTCCATGCCGAACCCTTGAAGCTATCAACTAAAGCCATATTAGAACCATTAACGGCATAAATCATTATTTTAGCTTTATCGTCTTGCTTGACAATGCTTTTACCTTTTTGAATGGCTTCTTGCTTGTTAGGGTATTCATATCGTTGTCTATCCCCTAACGGCTTCCAATTGATACAAGTATAATATTCCGGATTATTAACCGCTAGAATTTCCCTTTGGTTAAATTGCATTTTTTTAGACATAGTATTGATTCCTTTCTATATAATTTATATCAAAAGCCATGAAATATACAAGACTAATACAACTAAAAGCCCTAAAGCTATATATATAAAAGTCTTTCTTTTTGGTTCTTTGTAGTGTTTTTCTATTGGATATTTGTAAAGTTGTGGATATTTCAACCTATGTACTTCGCCAAATGTCATAAATGGAAAGCATTTACGCTTTAATTGTTTGGTTAAAATATCACAAATTGAAGTATAATCTTTGTTTTTCATATTATCCCCCTATATAAAATTCCTTGCTATATCTAAAGCAAGAACCAAAAAACAACCAAAAGCTAAAATAAATCCGGTTGTTGGCATTGTTAAAGTTAAAGCCATGCCCATTGCAGAACATAAAGCTAATAAAACCCATTTAATAATATAAAACATATTTTCCTTTCTTGGGGGCTTTCGCCCCCATTATTATAGTTTATAAAGTTAATCCTCTTGGACCTCTTAAATATAAAGGACCTGTCCATTGAACTTTATATTCGCCAAGAATATTGCCTCTTGGTTTATTTAAAGCCGGTTGACTCCAAGAAGCACATTTTAACAAATCGCCTTTCTTCCATTGTTTTCTTCTAATTTCTTTATCTTCTTTAACTATGAAAGAATGAACGCTTTGTTGTGTTCCGTTAGCGGTTAAGAATTTATAATAGTATTTAGTTTCTTCCATTTTAAAACCGGCTTTGAATTCATTTACCGATTTTGAAGCTAAACTATTATAATGACTTTCTAAATGTGGTTTTTCTTTTATATCCCTTTTCCACATTCCGAATTGAAATCTTTCGTAATCTTTAAAAACATTTTCTTTGAAAGTTTCAATTGCTTGTTTCATTGCTTGATCCATAATCCCTCCTTTTGTTAATAATTTATATTTACGAATCATGAATAAAGATACAAAACTTATACAAGTAATGCAATAGAACATAATAAGAACACCGAAAAAAAATTTATTTGATTACCCAAAAAAAGGGTATATAGATGTCCGGCAAAGGGTTTATGAAAAATAAAGGGTTTTCAATGATTCCGAATCAAGTGATTTGGGATGAAGATTTATCAAATGACGCCAAGCTATTATTTAGCTATTTGCGTAGCTTATCGGAAAAATACCGGACTTTACGAAATAAGACGCTGTTAATAAAGCTGGGGATTAGCTTGAATACTTTACAAAATTGCAAGGCCGAACTTATAAAATATGGGTATTTAAAGGTAATTAGAAAGACTTCGGCTAATAAGTACGAATTAGCTATTCCTAATAAGGTAGTATTGCCCTACCCAAATTTTGGGCAACCGATTACCCAAAAAATGGGTAGTATTAAGAAGAGTAATACTAATACTCAAAATACTAAATATATAAAAGGGTTTAAGAAATTAAAAGGTTTTAAGGGTTAGTTTAAATGTCTAATAGTTATCCGGTAACCCCCCTGCCTTACTATTTTAAAGGCAAGGAATTACAACCAACAAAAAACAATTCTTATACTTTTAAAGAAAAGGTTGAAATTTGTATTAAGCTAAATCAAGAATATAAAGCCGGAATTTTGTCCGTTGGAAAGTTGGTTTGGATTTGGGAAAATGGCCGTTTTGGTAAATTCACCGTTGAATGTATTATTGACGATATGCTAGAAAAAGAAATAATTAAGCTAAATCCCATTACCCTTGACAAGCGAAGATTTAGGGAAAAAAAGGGTTTTTTTGACTGGTAATTATGTAACAGTGTGTTGTATAAATACCACACATGCAACAACCCTTTCGCATGTTTTATTAAGTAGCTACTTCGTTGGAGGGCGGTTCTCTTTCCTTTCTTACCGCCCCCAACCCTAGAAAGGAATTAAAATTATGGTAGGAAGAAAAAGAAAATTAACCGATAAATTAGCTGAAAAGATTCTTGATTTAATAGCAGATGGTTTAACTATTAGACAAATATTTGAAAGGGAAGATATTCAATATACTTGGACAAGTTTCCGAAAAGAATTAGTTAGCGATTCAAACTTAATGGATAGATACCAAAAATCTAAAGAACTTGCTATTGATTTAGAATTGTCAAACTTGAAAGACAAAAGACTTGAACTTGAAGCAAAAATAGAATCCGGCGAAATAGACGGCAAGGCCGGTCAAAATTTAGTTAATCTTTATAAAATTATTGTAGCTTCTAGCCAATGGTCGGCTAGTAAGTTAGCAAGTAAAAAATATGGCAAACAAGCCGAAGTTTTGACGCTTAAAGGTTCACAAAACGAACCAATTAATATAAGTTGGAACAATAAATAGACTTAATTATGAATAAATATTGAATTAATTTATTATTTTTTATTTTTGCTTTGGTTTAAAAGTATTGATTTAATTGATAGTTTGCCATTTCTTGCACAAACAAAAAGCAGTTTATATATGTGAGGTGTTCTTGTTTTGTTCTTGAATGATTCTAATTAGCAAGGCAATTTCCAGTAATGCAATATTATCGGAAGTTTTATTATCAGTAATGATGAATTATCAATAGTAATAATTTGGCCATAATTGGTTCTATTTATTAAATCTGGGGGGTTTTGAGCGACCGGCTACCCAACACCGGCGACCGGCGTTTGATAAAAATGAATGGGTGGTATATATAAACAAAATGGATGACCTTATATTAAAAACAATAATTTTTATTATGAAAGATACTAAAACCAATAAACCGGTTGTAGTTTCACATTTTCAAGGATTCGATTCCGAACTAGAAGCACACAATTTTTCCGAATTTTTAAAAGAACAATTTATCCAACCAATTGAAAAAGAAGACCCTTATCCAAATGTAACCTTGCATTAGGGGGGTTTTGTTTAAATATGAAACAAATTGTAATTCCTTATACACCTAGGGAAATCCAAAAATTTTTGCATCATAAATGCGATGTCAACCGATTTAATGTTGTAATAGTTCATAGAAGAGGCGGTAAAACAGTCTTTGCTATAAACCATTTAATTAAGGCGGCCTTGACGAACAAAAACCCCTACCCAAGATACGCCTTTATTTCGCCATATAGATTGCAAGGGAAAAGCACCGCTTGGGATTACCTAAAGCAATTTTCGGCCGCCATACCTGGAACTAAATTTAACGAATCAGAATTAAGGGTTGATTTTTCCGTCAACAATAGCCGTATTCAAATTATTGGGGCGGAAAATAGTTCGGCCATAAGG